GGTGCGAGGCGGCCCGGCTTACCATAATGCGGGGCGGGTCCCTCCCGCCCTTCTCGCTTCGGGGGCACTGCGCGCGCGCGATCTTTCTCTAGCTACAAACTTTTGAAATTTGGGTAACAGGTAACAGTCGAGCACGATGAAACAGAGCGAGTTTGCAACCCTCCACTGCGTCAGTCGAAAGACCGTCACAAAGTGGAAGGAGCGCGGCTGGCTTGTGTTTGATGGCGATGAAGTCAACGTCGACGAGTCGAACAAACTTCTCAAGCGGTACCGCCGCGACGGCACGCCGGCTGTTACCCAAACTGTTACCCAAGAGCCGCAAGGTAACAAACGCAAAACTGTTACCCAGGCGGCGAGCGAGGTAACGCTGGGCGTCGGCGAGAGCGCCGAGGCGGCGGCGGAGCGCATCCTGACCGGCGCTGTCGAGTTGCTTAGCTTCGACGAAGCGCGTCGTTTCAAAGAGAACTACCTCGGGTTGATGGCTCAACTCGAATACGACCGGGATTCCGGTCTGGTCGTCGACGTCACCGAGGTGGCGAAGGCGGTCGGCGCCGAGTACGCAAAGGTCCGAACACGCCTGCTGTCGATTCCTGCGGAACAGGCCCCGCGCCTCCACCGGTGTAAGACGCCTGCCGAGCTGCAGGACATGTTGCAGGAGATCATCACAGAAGCACTCGAAGAGCTAACCCGTGACGGAGCTGGCAACCCAAAATAGCACGCGGCGATATGCCCGAGGGCATGACGCGTTGTACGAGGGACTGCTCGCGGCTCGCCGGGAGAATCTGTTGCCGCCGCCCAAGCTCACGCTGAGCGAATGGGCAGAGCGATATGCCGTGCTGTCGCGCGAGACCAGTGCCCAGACGGGACGCTTCCGCGCGTTCGGGTATCAACGAGGCATGCTGGATGCCGTGACCGATCCATCGGTCGAGAAGATCAGCGTCATGAAGTCGGCGCGGGTCGGCTACACGAAGCTGATGGACCATGCCGTCGGCTACTTCATCCATCAGGATCCGTCGCCGATCCTGGTGGTTCAGCCTCGCGTCGAGGATGCGGAGAGCTATTCGAAGACGGAAATCGCGCCGATGCTGCGCGATACGCCTGTGCTTGCGGCCATCGCTGGCGACCAGAAGGCGAAGAACAGCGACCAGACGATTCTCGCGAAGACGTTTCGCAATGGTTCCAGTCTGACGCTCGTCGGTGCGAACAGCCCTGCAGGCTTTCGGCGTATCACCTCGCGCGTTGTCATGTTCGACGAGGTCGATGCATACCCGGTCGACGGCGCAGGCAATGAGGGCGATCAGATCGCGCTCGGCACTAAGCGGTCGGAGACGTTCTGGAATCGCAAGATCGTGCTCGGCTCGACGCCGACGGTCAAAGGCTATAGCCGAATTGAGAAAAGCTTCGCGGAGAGCGACCAGCGCTTCTTCTTCGTGAAGTGTCCGCACTGCGGCGAGCAGCAGGTGCTCGAGTGGGGCGGACCGGATACGCCGCACGGCATGAAGTGGGACAAGGACGAAAACGGCAACGGATTGCCGGAAACCGTCTACTACGTTTGCCGGCACAACGGCTGCATCATCCATGAGGTCGACAAGCCAGACATGGTCGCGGGTGGTGAATGGCGTGCGACCAAGCCGTTCAGCGGGCATGCCGGCTTCCATATCTGGGCCGGCTACAGCCTGTTCCCGAATGCATGTTGGGCGAACCTCGTGGCCGAGTGGTTGCGCGTAAAAGATGATCCGCTCGCGCGCCAGACGTTCATTAACCTCGTGCTCGGCGAGCCGTATGAGGATCGCGGCGACCGGGCGCTGAGCGAAGCGCGTCTCGCTGCGCGGACCGAGGTCTGGTCTGCCGAGGTGCCTGACGGCGCCGGCGTACTTACTGCTGGGTTGGACGTTCAGGATGATCGCGTCGAGGCGGAAACGATAGCCTGGGGGCGGAACGAGGAAAGCTGGTCCATCGATCATGCTGTATTTGAAGGTGATCCGGAAAGCGCCGAGTTGTGGGCGCGCGTCGATGCCTACCTTAAACGGATATGGCGGCGCGCTGACGGCCGCGGTTTCGAGGTTATGGCGGCATGCATCGACTCGGGCGGCCACCACACACAGAAGGTTTATGAGTTCGCGAAAGCGCGGCTCGGCCGACGGATTTGGGCGATCAAGGGCGAGTCGGCGCGCGGGGGCGCCCGTTCGCCGGTGTGGCCCACGAAGCGACCGTCGTCGCGGACGAAGGCAACATTTCGGCCCGTGATCATCGGCGTGAACGCGGCGAAGGATGTGATTCGCGACCGGTTGCGGCGCGAGCCGGAAGAAGACAACGGTGTTGTGTCTTACCCCGCAGGGTACATGCACTTCCCCAGCGATCGCGACATCAATTACTTTGCGCAGCTCATCGCAGAGCGGTCGGTCACGAAGATCGCCAACGGGCAAAAATTCCGGGTTTGGGAATTGCCGCCCGGCCGCGCGAATGAAGCGCTGGACATTCGCGTGTACGGATACGCCGCGCTGTGCGGACTCATGCATATGGGACTGAAACTGAACCGGCGAGTCGAGCAGGTTCAGGCAGATCCGTCGCAGCTCGTCGAGCCTGCGCCGGTTGAGCCGGTAGTCACCGAAATCAGCGTTGTGCGTCCCGCTCGCCCTGACGGCCCGGTAATCAAGCAGGAAGCGCCTGCAAAGAAAACGCGTCTGCGGCGGCTCGCCGGCTGACGATCTGGAGAGCAACCTTGCCATGCTTTGACCCGAACAGCAGTTTGCTGGCCGGAATGGATCAGACCGCGTTGCGCGCGGCGCTCGCCAATGCGCAGCAGGTCTATCTCGCTCTTTCCACCGGCGGCCAGGCCGAATCGCTTTCGTACACGCAGGGCGACGGGACGCGGTCGGTCACATACACGCGGGCGAACCTCGCCGATCTGGCGGCAGCAATTCAACTCATGCAGGCGCAGCTCGGCATCGTCAGAGCTCCCCGCAAAGCACTCAGACTGACATTCACGAGACGATGAGCGAACAGAACGTACAGATCCTTGGCGCGGACGGCCAGCCGTTGCCTGCGCGTGGGAGACGTGCGCTCGCGCTGAACAACGGCTATGGCGGGTACAGCAGTCATTCCGCATTCGACGCGGCCGATATGTCCGGCCAGCACATGCGTGACTGGAATCCCGTGCTTTGGTCGCCGGATGGAGAGCTCAACCCATACCGCGATCGCATCGTGTCGCGGGTGCGAGACCTCGTGCGTAACGACGGTTGGGCGTCCGCTGCCGTCACGCGCACGCTCGACAATGTCATCGGCGCGGACTTCCGCCCGATTTCGAAGCCTGACTATCGAGCCCTCCAGGCCATGACTGGCTTGAAGACATTCGACCATCGATGGGCTGACGAGTTTGGCCGCGCGGTCGAGGCAGGTTACCGCGTGTGGTCCGAGGACCCCGGCCGGTTCAGCGATGCACAGCGCAAGCTGACGATTCCGCAATTGATGCGTCTGGCGTTCCGCCACAAGGTCGTCGATGGTGACGCGCTCGGGATGTTGCGCTGGATGCCAGAGAGGCTTAAGCGCGGCGCGCGGTACGCCACGGTGCTGCAGTTGATCGACCCTGACAGGCTGTCGAATCCGCAGCAGAATTTCGATAAGCAGATCATGCGCGGCGGCGTCGAGATCGACGAGGATGGCGCGCCGGTTGCGTATCACATTCGCAAGGCGCATCAGGGCGACTGGTTCAGCGGTAACAAACAGGTCACGTGGGAGCGCATCCCGGCCGAGACCGACTGGGGTCGGCCGATCATCGTCCACGACTACGACTTCGACCGCGCGTCGCAACACCGCGGCGGTGCCGGCATTCTCACGCCGGTGCTACAGCGTCTCAAGATGCTGATCAAGTACGACGGCACCGAGCTTGACGCTGCGATCATCAACGCGATTTTCGGCGCCTATGTCACAAGCCCGTTCGACAAGCAGCTGGTCGGCGAGGCACTCGGCGACGGCGAAGAGGAGGCGCTGAACGGCTATCAGGATGCGCGCGCAGAATTCCACGACAAGAACGAGTTACGCCTCGGCGGCGCACGTCTGCCGATTCTGTTTCCCGGCGAGACGATCAACACCGTTGCAGCATCTCGCCCAGCAGGCAACTTCGCCGAGTTCGAAAACGCCATGCTTCGCAACGTCGCGGCGGGAACCGGTATGTCCGCGCAGCAGATCAGCCAGAACTGGGCCGATGTGAACTACAGCTCATACCGCGCTGCAGCGCTTGAGGCATGGAAGACGTTCGATCGCCGGCGCAGCGACTTTGGTCGCGGCTTTGGCATGCCTATCTACGCGGCCTTCATGGAAGAGTCGTTCGACGTCGACGATCTGCCGCTGCCGGCCGGCGCTCCTGACTTTATGTCGGCGCGCGCAGCGTACACCCGTGCGTGGTGGATCGGCCCAGGTCGCGGATACGTTGATCCGCTTAAAGAGCGGCAGGGGCAGGCGCTGGGTATCGAGACTGGCATTTCCACCCTCGAGGAAGAAACTGCCCAAGCGACCGGCACTGACTGGCGCGACAACGCGGATCAGCATGCGATCGAAGTTGAGTACTACAGGAGTCGAGGCGTGCCGTTGCCGTCGACGCTGGCCGGCGCGCCGGCCAAGCAAGTCACAGAGGAGCCGCAAGCGCAATGAACCATCTCCTACCGCGGCTGGCGCAGCGTGTTTTCAACACGCCGCTGATGCTGCACCCACGTAAGGCGGAAATCGTTCTCGCTGCGCTGTCGGAGCGCCTCGGCATTGGCATGATCGGCCGGCTCGATGGTTCGACTGTCGCGCCGATGGCGATGGAAGACGACGACTACGGTTTCGCGGAGCCGGGCAACAACCCGCGAACCGGATACGACATGGTGGGTCCGGTTGCTGTCATCCCTATTCAAGGGACGCTGGTTCAGAAACTTGGATCGTTGCGGCCGTGGTCTGGCATGACAGGGTACGACGGCATCCGGCAAAACCTGTTCACCGCGCTGGACGATTCGTCGGTGAAGGCGATCGTGCTCGACATTGATTCCCCAGGCGGTGAAGTGGCCGGGTGCTTTGACATCGTCGACACCATCTACGCGGCGCGCGGCAATAAACCGATCTGGGCGATCCTCAATGAGTCGGCGTATAGCGCCGCGTATGCGATTGCGAGCGCGGCCGACAAGATCTATGTGCCGCGCACCGGTGGCGTCGGCAGCATAGGCGTTATCTGTGCGCACGTCGACATGTCGCAGGCGCTTACGAGCGCGGGTATCAAGGTCACGTTCATTACATACGGCGACGCGAAGGCCGACGGCCATAGCGAAATCCCGCTGTCTGATGACGCGAAGCTACGTTTTCAGGCCGACATCGACACGATGGGTCAACTGTTCGTCGACACAGTTGCCCGCAACAGGAATATCTCAGCCGCCACGGTTCGGGATACGCAGGCCGCGACGTTCATGGGCGACAAGGGTGTCGCGCTTGGGCTTGCGGACGAAGTGGCGGCGCCAGATGCCGCGTTTCGGGCGTTGATCCAGCAGATCACCGCCTAAACCATCTCCAAAGGACGTTACACATGAAGCTCTCGAAGCTCGCGAGCGCGATGCCGTTCGCCCATTTCCTCGGTCATCCGGCCGCCGCTGCTCGCGCGGAGTCCGATGACGATCGCAAACAGCGCGACGACGAGACCGATGAGGACTACGCCAAGCGCATGGAAGAGAAGGACAAGGAAGAAGAGGCTGCGCGCAAGGCCGAAGAGGACAAGCAGAAGGAAGACGCTCGTCGCGCTGAAGGCGACGACGATGCGGATGCCGAAGCCGACGATAAGGACGACAAGGAAGAGGGCAGGCGCGCCGCTCGCCAGCGAGAGCGTGTTCGTTGCGCCGCCATCGTCGCTGAAGGCATCAAGCTTGGTTCGGTCAAGCAGGCCTGCTCTCTGGCTTTCGATACCAAGATGACTGCTGCGCAGGCCATCGGAGTATTGAAGACCGCAGCCGCTGACCGTTCGGAATCGAATGCTTCTGCAGTCGCCGCACCGGCACCACGCCGTGGACCGTCGATCGACGAACGCATGGCGAAAGTGGTGACCCCGAACCCTGGTGCATCGACGCCCGCCGCTGCTGCGCCGTCGCTCGCCGAGCAAATCCTCGCGGCGGGCAAACTGCGCCGCGGCGAGGCCTAACCCCTCCCCACCAACGGAGATTCACAGATGTCTTTGACTGTCACCACGGTTGGGGAGAACCCCCAAGTGCCGTCCGTAACGGCACAAACCTTCGTACCCGACCAACTGATTGCGGGTCCGAAGCAGATTGTCACGCGCAATGTGACGCTGACTGGCGGACCGTATGTGCGCGGAACTGTGCTGGGCAAGATCACCGCGAGCGGCAAGTACACCATCGCGCTGTCGGCATCGTCCGACGGCAGCCAGACACCGACAGCCATCCTCGCCGACAACGCCGACGGAAGCGCTGCCGACGTCGTCGCGGGCGCGTTCCTCGAGGGCGAATTCAACAGCAATGCGGTAACGCTCGGCACGGGTATCACGCTGACCGCCGCGCAAGATGCATTGCGACCGCTCGGCATTCATCTCAAGTCCTCGGTCTCGGCTGCCGACCCGAGCTAATCTCAACCAGAACTGATGTGAAGGCCCCGCCACCGTGCGGGGCTTTTTCATTTGGGCCACAACTCGGAGAGTGCAATGCCCGGAAATCTGATTTACGACACCAACACCCTGATCCAGGTTGTTGCAAACCTGAAGCTCGCGCAAAGCTGGCTGCTCGATCGCTTCTTCCGAAATCTGATCACGTCCGACACGGAATTTGTGTCGATCGACGTCGACGTCGGCAAGCGCCGGATGTCGCCGTTTTGCTCGCCGCTGGTCGAAGGCAAGCTCGTCGAGAGCCGCCGCTACCAGACCAACACGTTCAAGCCGCCATACATCAAGGATAAGCGCGCCCCCGATCTGCGCAAGCCGGTTCGCCGCATGATCGGCGAGCGCATCGGCGGCGAATTCCCGCCGGAAGTGCGCGAGCAGATGAACCTCGAGTTCGAACTGAACGATCAGATCGACATGCTGACGCGCCGTCTCGAATGGATGGCCGCTCAGGTGCTGCTTACGGGCACGCTCACCGTTTCGGGCGAAGGCTTCCCGACGACCGTTATCGACTTCGGTCGCGACGGTTCGCTGACGATCGCGTTGACGGGCGGAGCCCAGTGGACGGCTGCGAACATCACGGCCGGCACGGCGAACCCGACGGGCAATATCGAAACCTGGCAGCAGCAGATCCTGAAGTCGTCGGGCGCGGTCGCGACGGACATCGTGTTCACGCCGAAATCGTGGAACGGTTTCAAGCTTGATCCGGTCCTTAAGGGTGCAATCCTGTACCCCACGCTCGGCGAGAACGGCAACGTGGTGAACGTCGGCGCGCAGATCCAGCGCGGCGCGGTCTACAAGGGCCGTTGGGGTCAGTACGACCTTTGGCTCTACAACGACTGGTATGTCGACGACAACAACGTCGAGCAGCCGATGCTGCCGGACGGCTCGTTGATCATGTCGGGTCCTGATCTACAGGGCACGCGCGCGTTCGGTCAGATCATCGACCCGCAGTTCAACTACGCCGCTCTGCCGTTTGCGCCGAAGACGTGGTTGAAGGAAGACCCGGCGCAGCGCTTCATCATGATGCAGTCGTCGCCTGTCGTCATCCCGAGCCGCGTGAATGCTGCGCTGGCTGCAACCGTCGCTTGAGGTGAACATGGCCAGCGAAAAACTCATCGAAGCAGTCGTCGCCCGTGGTCGCACGATCCACGACCAACTCAAGCCGGACGAAGCGCCCGTCATCAAGAAAGCGGGCGAGACCGTCAAGCTGCCCGAATCGGAAGTGAAGCGCCTGCGCGCGCTCGGCTTCCTCAATCCAGAAAAGGTCGAGGAAGTGCAGGCAGAGGGTGCGCAGATCAGCGGCGGCCAGGTCTCCGTAACGCACTCGGAGTAAGCCGATGGAATGGGACGACGTAGTCGATGCGAAGATCCTGACGCCGCTGCAAAAGACGTTCGGCACGGCAATCACGTATCAGCCCGCCGTCGGCGCGCCGTTCCAGATCACCGGCATCTACGACAAGGCGTTCTTCGGCGTTGATCCGACGACAGGAGAAACCATCGTCACGACTCAACCGACGGTAGGCGTGCAGCTTTCCCAGTTCGAAGGCCAGCCAGATCCGGCTCAAGGTGATCAGCTTCTGATCATCAGGACCGGCGAGCAGTGGGAGGTCAGAGAGGTCCATCCCGACGGCCACGGCGCTGCTCGTCTGATGCTCAACGTACCGGGGCAAACCGATGTCTGACCCAACCGCCCGCGCTGAGTATCGCGCGCTGCTTTTGTCCGTTCTCGGCATGGTCCCAGGCGTCAAGTTGCAGTCGCCCGGCGACTGGAATCAGCCCTCCAGCAATCTGCCCGTGTTGAAAGTTCGACAGGGGAAGGAAAGGAAAGAGTCGAACGGTCCTGTTGGGCAGACGTCGTTCACAACGACAAGCGTGTTTCAGTTGCGAGTCGAGGTCTCTGCGAATTCGGGGCCTGCGGCACTTCTGGCGCTCGAGGGTTTCGCTGCCGACATCGAGGCAGCGATATTCAAGAGCGTGCCGTTGCGAAAGAAGACGCAAAACTTCCGTTTCATGGACACGGATACCGACGTCACCGCCGATGGCGCGACACACATCGGAACGATGGATATTGCGCTCGGCGTCGAGATGCTCGAGACGTTCTACCCAGACGTCAACGCGCAACTCGCTGAAATTGACCTGACCGCGGACCTCGTCAACGTGTTCGACCCCACGACGACTTACCCGGATCCGCCTTTCCCTGACGCAGTAACACCGGCACCACGCACTGAAGGCCCCGATGGACGGGCTGAAGGCTTCGTCAAGGCCACATTCTCTTAATGGAGCGACGAATGATCGTCAAACCTGCACCGGGCCTCAAAGTGCGGCATCCGGTCACGAAGCAGTTTCTGCCGCCTGAAGGCATCGAAGTGCCGGATGGCGATATTTTCTGGACGCGCGCGGTGAACGACGGCGACGTCGTTGTCGACGCGCCCGCAACCGCATCAAAGAAGGCCGGGGGTGACGCGCAATGACCGTCCCGTTCAAACAGATCCCGCAGAACCTGCGCACTCCGCTGTTCTTCGCGGAAATCGATAACTCGCACGCGAACTCAGCCGTTGCAAATCAGCGCGCGCTGCTGATCGGACCCATGACGACGGGCGCGGCTGTCGCAAACACGCCGCTTCTTTCGGCGGGCACCGGCGATGCCAACACGCAGTTCGGTGCGAATTCTGTACTCGCACTGATGGTTGCCGCATATCGCCAGAACGACACGTTTGGCGAACTGTGGACGCTCCCATTAGCAGATGCGGCTGGCGCCACCGCTGCAACTGGTTCGATCGCAGTTACTGGCGCGCCGACGGCAAATGGCACGTTGGCGCTGTATATCGCCGGGCAGTTGGTTTCCGTCGCCGTCGCGGCAGGACAGACGACGGCGCAGGTAGCAACGGCCATCGCCGCGGCGATCAATGCGATTCCCGGCATGCCGGTGACCGCAGCAGTCACAACCAGCACTGTCAATCTGACGGCCGATAACAAAGGCCTCGTCGGCAACGACATCGACGTCCGTTTCAACTATCAAGGCGCCGCCAACGGCGAAGTGTTTCCGACTGGTTTTGCCGCGACGATCACGGCGATGGCCGGCGGCGCGACGAACCCGACACTGACGACTGCGCTCGGCAATCTGCTCGACATGCCGTTCGACTTCATCGCGTGCGCGTTCACCGACACCACGTCGATGGATGCGCTGAAAGTGTTCCTGAACGATTCGACGGGCCGCTGGAGCTGGCAACAGCAGGTGTTCGGTCATATGTTTTACGCGTACCGTTCGACGTGGGCTGGTCTCACGACGTTCGGCACCGCGCGGAATAACCAGCACGAAACGGTGATGGGCTTCAACGATTCGCCGACTCCTGCTTGGCAGTGGGCTGCTGCACTCGCTGCAGTCACGGCAGTGAGCGTGCGCGCGGACCCGGGGATTCCCATGCAGACGGTTGCGCTGGCCGGCGTGCTGGCGCCGCCGCTGCAATCGCGATTCAACCTGAGCCAGCGCAACACGCTGCTCTATGACGGCATCTCGACGTTCACGGTTGCCGATGACGGCACGGTCGCGATCGAGAATCTGATCACGACGTACCAGACTAACGCGTCGGGCCAGCCGGACAACAGCTATCTCGAAATCGAGACGATGTTCCTGCTGACCTACGTGCTGCGCCGGCTGCGCACCATGGTGACGACGAAATATGCACGCGTGAAGCTGGCTGCCGACGGCACGCGCTTCGCGCCGGGCTCCGGCATCGTCACGCCGAAGATCATCAAGGCCGACCAGATCGCGGAGTACCGCGCAATGGAGTACGAAGGCTACGTGCAAGGCAGCGACATCTTCGCGCAGTCGATCATCGTCGAACAGAACGCGTCGAATCCGAACCGCGTCGACGTGCTGTGGCCGGGAACTCTCATCAATCAGTTGCGCATCTTCGCGCTGCTGGCGCAGTTCCGTCTCTCGACCACGCAGTCCTGATCCGTCCGTCAACGCATGGCGCCGCCCTCAATGGGCGGCGTTGTCATTTCATGGAGCCGTAAATGGCGAACAACACAGGCCTCATTGCCGGCGTCGCGTATCTGACGGCGGACGGGGTGAATTACCAGCTCGAGGGCGAGCTGAAGTACGACGTCGGCAGCGTGACGCGCGAGTCGAAAACCGGCCAGGACACGGTGCATGGCTTCAGTGAAATGCCGAAGGCGCCGTACATCAGCGCGTCGATTCGCGATTCGGGCGGTCTGAGCCTCGCGGCGTTCAATGCGATGCGCAATGTCACGCTTGTGCTCGAACTGGCGAATGGCAAGACGGTGATCG